TAATTCATACGAGAAAACACACTTATCGCCACAAATTTGAGAGAACTGTTTGTTTTGGCGAGAATACGTTCTCGCAACTTTTGGGTCGGCAAACCAACCAGCCGAAATATCGAGAAACTTACTTAATGAATATTCCACCGAGTCGGTTGGATTACTTTCCAACTCTTTAACCAGTTGTATTCGGTCAACGGGTTTTGCATTTTTCGAGGAATAAAAATCTGCACCAATAGGAAATTCAACGTTTGCATTTGCTAGAGCGCCAGATCCGTGATATAACTGCAATCCTTTAGGAAATTTTACAACTTGAAATACCCCATCAAAATAGTACGTCCCACAAGAGAAATAATTCATTGGAACAGTTAGAGATCCCATTTTAACTGTTCTCGTTTCACCACTCTTCCAATCCCATTCTGCTTTTGAAATTCGTTTACATGCCATTTTCAATTTCAAGAAATATTAAATTTTTTCAAAATTTCTTTAAATTCAATATCAGTTATTTTCCCATTCTTTTCAATAACAGCTCGAAGTTCCTTCATTTTATATTTTCTCAATTTCGAGCAATCTCCCAATGAAAGTTTCGTTCGTTCAATGCTTTTAAGCATCTCTTCGAGTTTTAAACAATTATCTGGTTCGCCACCCCCGTAGAATAGAGATTGGGGTGGCGGAGGATTATCAATACCCTTTTGAATAGTGGCAATGTCTAGGCGACATTTCGAATGTCTTGTTTCAAGATCCCCGAGTTTCAAACGTTTTTCTTCAAGTTTCTGTCCACATTTTAAATTTTTAAAATTTGGTTTGCTATTAACGCTCTGTGCAGCGAATAACCCAACAGCCACGATTAACAGTATTAAAAATATCGAAAGCATTTTATTATGACATCTTTTTTTTGATGCGCGTCCCTTAAAATGTTGGTGTGAATTTCCACCCTAATTGACTAAATAGATTTTTACAAATGTCGTCGTGAAACAACTTCCTATCAACAGTTTTTAAAATTGTGAAATCTTCAATTTTACACGCGTGATCGTGACGTCTTAACAATTGAAAAAGAAGATATTGCACGTTCATAAAATTTTTACGATTCAATTCTTTGGGCTTGTCTTTCCCATGATTTTCATCATATAACGCTACAAGATCTTTGAAATCCTCAATTAGTTTTTCTTCCAGGTGCGAAATCTCATCAACTCGTTTGTTCGTCAGCGTATAGTATATAAGGTTGACATTCTCGTAATGCTTTGTAAGCTTTAATTCTTTCAAGAATATCTTTATATGATTTCGTGTAACTTTTGAATATTTTATATATTTATTAGGTGCGTTATCTAATAAAAGTCTGTGTGATTTCAGTTTTGCTTCAAGAGCATTATACACATCGTCTGGAATTTTACAATTTTGCTTCCCCTGATATTGTTTGATACAATCCTGAAAATGCAAAACCCGATTGTAAATAAACTTCCCAACAATATTTATTCGCGTGTAGTCTTTGTGAGAAATTCCAGTTTCAATAGATGTTTGCTGCGTCGAACAAATTAAACAAATTCGCTGGTTGTACTCATTCAGTTCAAAACACTCTTCGTCGTTGTTATCACATATAATACATTTGTCATCTTCATCATTTTTAACATTCTGGATGATTATATCAGACCATTCTTTTTCTCGTATCAATTCTCTGACTATCTCAATATATGTTCGGGATAGGTCTGTTTTACGTTTTATAAATGGTAAACTTTCCTCTTTGTTCCTAGACAATGGGGTTTTTAGAATATTTTTATACTCGTCAATAATCATGCATGTTTTTGCAATAAAAATATTTTTCGATTGATCAAGAGATATTTCAGCATTCAACTTGTTTAATTCATCCAATATTTTCACATCAGACGTATTGCTTTTTAGAATTTCAATAGCTTCAAGTTTCTCATTATTTACTCTCTCTTCTTTCTCAAGTTTGGAAAGGATGTTCGAATTTAACGATATTATATCAGACATTTTCAAGACTGAATACGTTTCACAAATCAATAAGTGAAATACTAAAATGATAAAGAATTTTTCTTGTCATCTTAAAAACATGAGTAGTAATCTAGATTTTCTGGTGGATATTGCACAGTGTCAAAATGCGCTATTAATTAATGGGATTCCGATTTCTTCAGGATCTCCAGTAAACGGACAAGTTCTTGTTTATAACGCTGCAAGGAAACAGTGGGAACCTCAAAATCAATTAGGTCCGGTAGGCCCTACAGGCCCTACAGGCCCTACAGGACCTACAGGACCTACAGGGCCTACAGGACCTACAGGACCGACAGGGCCTACAGGACCTACAGGACCTACGCAATAGGTGATGGATCAAATGATGGATCAAATGATGGGGCAGACGGTTTTGGAGGATAATAATCAAATAATGTAGGAAAATGATTCAAAATAAGATCTCTGATTGTTTCACCGACATTCTGATCATATATTATTTCAAAAATGCTTAGACCATTAAATGTTTTGAACCAGTTAATTAAAATTTCATTATTTTTATTCTTTTCAAGTAGAAATTTTACCAACTCATAGTTTGAAAGATTGTCAACCAATACTTGAGAAAAATCACATGTTAAAAACATTGATTGAATCAAATCGGTAAGGTTTTTATCAACTGCAAAATTATAAAGCTCTTTTATATTTAAATCTGATGAACTTTTGAAAAGTTTTATTATTTTATGCTTCTGATTTCGCATCCCAAATTTTATTAGTTTTTCTTCTAAATCACTAAAAATATATGTTTCACACAATGGACAGTTCGGCCTATAAATTTTTGTAATACAGTTTTTATGAAACGAATGTCCACATAGTAACACTTTTCGATTGATCAGATATACATTGTCCAGGCAAATTGAACATGTATTTTTTAATAAATTAAATCGTGGCATTTTTGTTTGCGAGTTTAAAAAGAATTGATCCAGGGTAGTTTCAATTGTCAGGAGACTTCGTTAGTGTCCACCCCATTAGGCTATCAGCGAGGCTACTCGCTTATCATTTTTATGAGAGCAGTCTCATAAAAGTTAAATACAATCATTCATATTTTTTTAAGGCTTCTTCCCCAAACGTGTCTATAAAAATCTGCCTCTCTTCAGGTGTTAGATCTTCGACCGGTAGACCGTCTCTTAACATCAATTTGATCTGAGAAGACGATTCAATGGCGACTACTTGAGGATCTGCATCTGACGCCTTATTATACAATTGTTGAGCAAACTTTTGATATTTGAATCGCAACTCAGGGTCTAAGATCGCAATAGTTCTTTCAATATCGGGATTATTCCACAACGATTCTGTATTCATTTTTGTTTTTTCAAGTTTTTCTTTAAATTAATATTTTCTTATTAAAAATGTCTATATGCGATAAATGGAGAAATAATCCAGATATTAATCCTCGTTCAAATCGATATATTCTACAAGGCGGCGGTGTTTACTCTAAACTTGAAAAAGAGTGTGGTCCCCCTTTCGCATCTCGAAAACCAAGCCTAGATTGTTTCGAGTGGCACGGCAACCCGCTTGTGAATCCAAAAACGTACAAAACTATAAGACGGGATGGTCCTGTATATCGAAAGCTTGAAAAAAAATGTGGGCCTCCGTCCAAAATGGGACCGTCGAGATATCGCTCTAGATCGAGATCTCGCAGTCGATCTCGCAGTCGATCTCGAACAATTCCAAACAAATTGGACTGTATGGAATGGAGAGCAGATAAAACACACAATCCAATAACAAACCGACCTATCAAAAGAGGTGGAAGTGTATATAAAAAGATGGAAAGACATTGTAAAATTTAAGTTTTTATGACACAGGTCATAAAAATTACAATGGTGTGACATTTAAAAATTCGCGGAGAATTCGTGGAGAAACCTTTCTCGAATATTACGATCTTTTTCGAACTCCTTTAAAGTCGAAATGTTTTTCTGAAGGACCATTTTAGATTACCGCATTTTCATAACAAATAGAACCAATATGATCAAGACGGAAATTGGAATAAGCATGCGAACAATATGGATTGTTTTCTTGTCATCGTCTTCATCCATGTCCTGAAAGCTGCCATCTTCAAAATCAATATTTAAGAGTTCTTCTCTGTTTCTTAATCTAAATTCGTCTGCGTCCATTTTGTAAAACGAGTCTTCTTTTTCGCGATTAATTTGTCTGAGAAACTTTTCGTCCATTTGTCCGAGTTTGGCCTGTACAGGGCGTTGTGTCGCTCTAATCAGAATCATTGAGCCTATTGGGCCTCCGATATCTGTCATCACTTGTTTGTCAAACTGAGATACTTTGTTAAAAGGGTACATTGCTATTTTGAAGTAGCCGTCGTCGTTGCCCCATTTTTCCCCCCACGAATTACGGCAATGCCAATAAGGAACATCGCCTCGTTTATTGTTGTCATATAAAATATTTTTTGCAACGCCAAAGCCAACTATGCTAACAGCGTGCAGGCCTGAGGCTTCTTTTGCAATATGGTCGCTAAACGTGAGTTCTCCGCCTCGATAATTGTTGTAATCCGCGCGATCAAAATACACGCCTCCGTTCAATTTTGGATCTGTAAAATCCCCAGTAAAGAAATTTTTCAAGACAACATACCCCCCTATAACAGGTCCATAATCCAGGATATGTGACCGAACTGTATTTCTGAAAACGTCAATAGGTGCGTTTTTATTTATAAAGAAAGAATCGCTTCCTTTGTCTAGTTTATACAGCCATCTTTTAATGTCTCCCATATAACACGATGCAGGTTTTGGGATGTTTTTATTCAATTTTGATGCTAAAGATTTAGCGTCAAAATGTCTGGCGGAAGAAACGCTTTTACACACTTCTGTGTCTCCGGAACACCAAGAATAGTCAACACATGAGGAATCGGCAATTCCGTTCTTTTCAAGATAAGGAGCAACAGCAGCGGGATTCCCCCCCGAACACATATTGTGCAGTTTTCCGACTGGAACTTTTGCCATCAGATATGTTGCTGAGATTTTTGGGGCCCACCCAATTGCGCCGCTTACCACAAAACAGTCGCTCATTGTTGTTGCAAAGCAGACGGCCCAACAAGATCCACATGCGTGTTGCGATGTTACACCATGGATTATACTTTTCTTAACCAAATCCAGGAGAGTGTCTTCTTTCGTGGGGATAGCCCACGAGAAGTTTTCATAAATATGGTCATGGATGTGTAAGCCTTTGGGGTGCTTTCTATATGGGTGGTCGTGCTCCCATGGAAGATACTTCTTCTTGTCTTTACGGATATTTTCTTTTTCCTCGGCACTCATGAAGTCCATCAACGGAAGATTTTCTGAAAATCTAATATCGGTGTTTAAAGGCGGGATGACTTTTTCCCGCTCGTTTAAATTTATACCAGCTGTAAAGTCCTCTTTAACGATTAAATTTGGATGTGAGAATGATATAGCCTCTTTTTCAGATTCAGTTGGTTGATATAATGGCAATATTGAACTGAACCTCACATCAGTATTGAGCGGAGGAATAATTATCTCATCATCATCTCCAAACCTTTCAATCGTTGGCCCTTCTATGACTTCTTGAAGAATGATACACTGTTGATTTGAGAGGTACTCACTCATTGTCGGCAGTTTTGTTTCAACTCCTGACGATCCTAAATACGTGTCGAGAGCCAGTTTTACGTATGGGAGGCCACTCGGTGTGCTTAAACCATGGTAATTTAAATAATCAGATGCGGCGGTTAATACGCTGTAATTCTCTGTAATTACAGTCGGATTTTGAGATTCCAAAAATTTATTCATTGGGTCCATTTTATGAAGAAAGAAAACATTTTATGAGAACTGGTCACATCAACTCATGGCCCGTATCATTCATAGATCGAGGTCGGGTGATATGCGTCGAGCGAAAAATTGAAAATCCGTTTTTACTAAAAGTTTAAAAAGACAAAATGAATATTGAACTTAATCGTTTAAACACATTCCATTCCTGGCCCGTCTCATTCATAGATAAACATCAATTGGCACGGTTCGGATTTTTCTACTACGGGCCAGGTGATTTAGTTAAATGTTTTTTCTGTGAAGTCGAAATAGGCATGTGGGAAGAAGGCGATGATGTTTTAGCAGACCATATCAGATGGTCACAGAATAGGTGTCCGCTGATTTTGGGACTTCCAACAGATAATGAGGCTATTGATGAAAACCTCCTGAGAGACCAATTACCTTCACCAACCGAACAAGGAGGAGATGACGATGACGATGACTATGACGATGAGGTTGTTGGTTCTAGGGGGATTATTTTCAGTGACTTTTTCCACAAT